TTGAAAGAGATGGTAATGGTAATGTGGTTGAGATAGTAACAAAAGAAAGAGTTAGTAAAAAATTATTAGGTTTACCAGAGTTAGACGATGGCCCTAATGATGATGAAAAAGGTGACTATAAAGGTACAAAAGATGTAGATGTGTATACCTGTGTAAAACTAAATGATGGAGGATGGCGTTGGCATCAAGAAGCTAACGACATGATACTACCTGACAGCGTAGGTAAAGCTCCAAAGGATAAAACTCCTTGGCTACCACTACGTTTTGTGACGGTAGATGGAGAAGATTACGGACGTTCTAGAGTTGAAGAGTTCCTTGGGGACTTAAAATCTTTGGAGGCGTTGATGCAAGCCATCGTTGAAGGTAGTGCAGCAGCAGCTAAAGTTGTATTTACTGTGTCTCCTTCATCAGTAACTAAACCAGCTTCACTAGCTAACGCAGGTAATGGTGCTATCATTCAAGGTAGACCAGATGATATAGGTGTGGTACAAGTTGGTAAAACTGCTGACTTTAATACAGCATACCAAATGATAAACATGTTAGAAAAAAGGTTAGCCGAGGCTTTCCTTGTCTTAAATGTACGTCAGTCAGAACGCACTACAGCGGAAGAAGTAAGGATGACACAAATGGAACTAGAGAGACAGCTGGGTGGACTATTCAGTTTGTTAACGACAGAGTTTCTAATACCCTACCTCAACCGTACTATGCACACTCTTACTAGGTCAAAAAAGATACCATCAGTACCATCAAACTTAGTAAAACCTACCATAGTTGCAGGTATAAATGCACTTGGTAGAGGACAGGATAGAGATTCTCTTATCCAGTTTATTACAACAATCGCACAAACGATGGGGCCAGAGGCGTTACAACAATTTGTAAATCCTGATGAAGCCATCAAACGCCTTGCTGCAGCACAGGGTATTGACATACTCAATCTTGTTAAGAGTATGGAAGAGCGTAATCAAGATCAAGAACAAGCTATGCAAGCACAACAAGCTATGTCTCTTACAGACCAAGCTGGTAAGCTGGCTGGTTCTCCCTTGATGGATCCTTCTAAGAATCCAGAACTCACTGAGACAATCGCTCAAGCTGCAACCGCACAACAACCACAGTAATTATGGCAGAAACAATCCGCTACGACACTTCAGATGATCCTGTAGCAGCACAACAAATTGCAGAAAAAGAAGCTGAATCTTTGAAGATTGGTGAAGAACTTATGGCCAAGCAAGAGAAAATGCTTGCTGGTAAATATAAGAGTCCCGAAGAATTAGAGTCAGCATACCTTGAATTACAGAAAAAACTAGGACAGTCAGACTCCACAGAGGAGGCTTCTGAAACTACAACTGAATATCAGTTATATACTGATGATGGCTCTGTTAATTACGACACAGCCAATGAAGTATATGGTGAAAAGTTAGGTAATACATTTAAAGAAAATGGTATAGACCCATTTGAAATGAATGAGTACTTTGAAAAGAACAATGGTACTTTGTCTGAGGAAATGTATGGTAAACTTAACACTGCTGGTTTAAACAGGGATATGGTTGACGCATATCTAAAAGGTCTACGTGGTGAACTAGGATACCCAGAAGGTACACAACAACCTGTATTAGATGAATCAGAAGTTGATGAGATTAAAAATTTAGCTGGTGGTAGTGATGGTTATGATGCCTTAATGGAATGGGCTGGTAATAACCTATCAAAAGAGGATGCTAAAAACTATGATGATGTCCTAGCCACAGCCAACAAAACAGCAATTAAATTTGCAGTCAAAGCACTTATGGGACAATACGAAGATTCACAGGGACGAGATTCCCGCATAGTTACTGGTAAGGAGTCATCTACTGAAACTTACAGAAGTATGGCTGAGGTTGTCAGAGACATGAATAAACCAGAATATCAAACTGATGAAGCGTTCAGAGATGATGTCATCAGAAAACTATCCGCATCAAACTTAAAAGTATAGGAGTTAATTATGCCCGGACATTACGGAAAAGGAGCTAAAAAGGGAAACGGAGCTAAAAAGCTAATGAAGAAAAACCCTAAGATGCCACCAAAGGTAGCAGCAGCTATCGCTAAAAATATGAAGAAGAAGAAAAAATAATGGCTCGCAAGAAAGGTGTAAGTCTGTCTTTAGGTCGAGGTGAGAAATCCCGCAAGGGTGGGCTTACAGCTAAGGGCAGAGCAAAATATAATAGAGCTACGGGCTCCAACCTCAAGGCTCCTCAGCCCCAAGGTGGGGCTCGTAAGCGTTCCTTTTGTGCTCGCATGAAGGGAGTAAAAGGGCCAATGAAAAAGCCCAATGGAAAGCCAACCCGTAAAGCGTTGGCACTACGTAGATGGAAATGCTAATGGCTAAACTAAACGGAAAAGGTAAAGTTAACTCAGTTAACCAACAGGTTGCTGGAAATTTTTTTGGAGTACCAAAAGAGGTACGAGACGCTGCAAAGCGACAGTACAGTGGTAAAAACTATACTACCAAAGATAAAAAAACCATTATTAATCATTACAAAAAGAAAGTATAATGGCACACAAGAAAGGATCTAAGTGTGGCTGTAAACACGGAGGCAAGAAAAAGTAATGGCTAAACTCTGTGCCCGTGGAAAAGCAGCTGCAAAAAGAAAGTTCAAGGTATACCCCTCAGCATATGCTAATGCGTATGGTGTGAAGGTATGCAAAGGACAAGTAAAAGCTGGCGGTAAAAGAAAGACTGCTAAAGGATATACTAGAGGAAAGAGATGAGTTTAAAAAGATGGTTTAAAGAGAAGTGGGTGGACGTAAAAACTGGTAAGCCATGTGGCAGACAGAAAGGCGAAAAGCGTAAAGGCTACCCCGCTTGTCGTCCATCTCGCAGAGTCTCCTCTAAAACACCAAAGACTACTAAAGAGATGTCTAGCGGTGAAAAAACAAGATTTAGAAAATCTAAAACAAGTTCACGTAGAATTAACTACAACCACAAACGAAGAAAAAAATGACACACCACAACCACGAAGGCGACAAATGGCATGTTGCAGAAGAGTTAAATGGCAGACTAGCTATGCTAGGCTTTGTAATAGCTATTGGTACTTATATCACAACAGGCCAGATAATTCCCGGCATCCTATAAACCGCCAACGCCACGTCCGTTCATCCTGCAAAGGACGCATGACAACCTAAGCATGGAACGGGGCTTAGGTATATGGGAGTTTACCATGACAGTAACTTACGTATATCGTGGCGTTGCTTACACCAAAATTATCAAATGAATGACAGAGCAATTTGGTTTAGTATAATCGGTCTAGCTCTTATAATGGGTGCTTTAGAATTAAGCCACATTAAAACGCACATGACTGAAAAACGTCCAAATTTACATTTTCATAAAGTAGTTCGTTAAGCGACATGGGAGGTGCAATGCCTCCCTCTACATTTGGTATTAGCCTCTACGGAGACACCTAATGCCGTCTAGACGGTGGGATAGACCACAAATCTTAATGAGTCTAATTAAGACTCCTATAATTCTAGATCTAGAGACGATACATATAACCTTACAAAATAATGGCACAACAGTCAACAAGTAATCCTACTTCACAAACCTTTCTGGGTAGGATTGGTAATGCTTCTTCACAGAACGCAACAAACAACAGAGACCTCTATTTAAAGTTGTTCTCAGGTGAGATGTTTACTGGCTTCCAAAGAGAGACAATCGCAAGAGATCTCGTAATGAAGCGTACACTCACCAACGGGAAGAGTCTCCAGTTCATCTATACTGGACGCACAAGTGCGGAATACCACACTCCCGGAAATAGCATACTAGGAAACACTGACGGAACTCCACCAGTAGCTGAAAAAACAATTACAGTGGACGATTTGCTCATTTCTAGTGCTTTTGTTTATGAGCTAGATGAAACACTAGCACACTATGAATTGAGAGGAGAAATTTCTAAGAAGATTGGATATGCTCTTGCACAAAAATATGATAGACTAATTTTCAGAGCTATCGCTAAAGGTGCTAGACAGGCTTCTCCTATTTCAAAAACTGGTTTCATCGAGCCGGGTGGTACACAAATCAGAGTTGGAGCAGGTTCTAACGCTGATGATGCACTTGATGATACAGAACTCGTAAAAGCATTTTATGAAGCTGCAGCAGCTTTAGATGAAAAAGGAGTATCTGATGATGGTCGGGTTGCCGTACTTAACCCTAGACAGTACTACGAACTTATAAAAGGAGCTGGTAGTAACGGTCTAATTAACAGAGACGTACAAGGTACAGCACTTCAGTCTGGTAACGGAGTAATTGAAATTGCAGGTATTCAAATCTACAAATCAATGAACGTCCCATTCTTCTCTAAGTATGGTACTAAGTACGCACCTGCATCTAGCCCATCAGCTGCAACTGACCTTGATACAGTAGATCCCGGAAACACAGGATCATTCGTATCTGAAGGTATCGAAACAGCTACAACAGCTACAGGTAACAACTATGGCCCACGCCAAAACTATGGTGCTGCATCTAACTTTGCAAACACATGTGGATTAATCTTCCAGCGTGAGGCTGCAGGTGTAGTTGAAACAATCGGCCCACAAGTTCAAGTAACTTCTGGAGACGTTTCCGTGGTTTACCAAGGTGATGTCATACTAGGACGCATGGCTATGGGAGCAGACTATGTGAACCCAGCAGCTTGTGTAGAATTGTTCGCAGGAACAACTACAAAGCCAGCAGCTTTCTCATAATTATTCATTTTATACGGGGGCACACGCCCCCCTTTTTTTATGGCACAAATATCTTACGGAGTGTCTACCGAACTAGATGCTGTCAACTCAATCCTGATGAGCGTTGGAGAATCCCCAGTTAATACATTAACAGTGCAAAGCCCCGAAGTGGCTATAGCACAAAAGACTCTAAGGCAAGTCTGCCGTGAGATACAAGCTGAGGGCTGGTCATACAACACAGAGAACGAGTACCCTATTGACACCGATACTAATAATCAAGTTATAGTTCCTAATAATGTTTTACAAATGGATCTAAATATCTTTCAACATGGTAAAGATTATGATGTTGTAAGACGTAGTGACAACGGTGTACTGAAAGTATACGACAAAAAAGGTCATACATTTACCTTTGAAAATTGTGATAAATTATATTTTGATATGATATGGATGTTAGATTTTGAGGATCTACCACAAGTATTTAAAGATTATATTACTACTAGAGCCTCCAGAATCGCCTCTAACCGTATGGTAAACAGTCAACCATCTGCTAGGTTATTAGAATCAGATGAGGCTGCTGCAAGAGCTGCTGCTGTGGAGTATGAGAACAAACAGGGAGATCATAATATATTCAATGACTATCAGTATCATCAAGATGCTAACACTGTATACAGACCATTTAAAGTATTAAGAAGAATGTAATGGCAGCAATTAATCAACGTATCCCAAACTTTCTAGGGGGTGTATCACAACAACCAGATAAAATTAAATTTCCGGGACAGTTAAGGGTATGTGATAATGCCGTTCCAGATATTACGTTTGGTCTTACAAAACGCCCACCTGCAGAGTTTGTAGGTACTCTTACCAATGCAACTTCATCTGGTCATTGGTATGAAATTTTAAGAGATGGAGATGAAAAATATATAGTACAAATTACACCATCCAACAGTGGTGGTATGCCTATAAGAGTATGGGATCTAGCTGACGGCACTGAAAAATCTCTGACAAATTCTAGCGGAGATTCTCTTTTTGCATATTTAGCTGGAGCTACATCACCTTATGCAGTTACCACAATTCAAGACTACACAATTATAGCTAACCCTAATAAAGTTGTAGGTACTACAGGTAACACATTTACACCAATACACAACGGAGAATATTCATATGCTAGGCTGGATACTGTTGCTTACAATACTGAATACATTTTATATAGCGGTACAGCTCCATCACCCAATACATTTTACAGGGTTACTTCTGTAAAGGTAGATAGGATGTCTGGAGGTAGTCCTCAAGGGCCAACCTTTGATGATACTAACGAAGATCAAAGTAAATCTGGTACATTAACTTGGTCATTTTCTGGAGGTAGTGCAGTAAATACTTCTGGTGCTACTAACTGTGAAAATATTGAAGGTAGTTTACAGGTAAATGGTAACAGTTATATTGCAAACAATACGGCAACTTACGATGGCGGTGGTACATCATCCTCTAACTTTTTAGGTTACATACAGGATTACGATGTTAGATATACAGCTACAGTTACTTTGACTGATGGTGGTCTTATTAAAGAAACAAACAAAACTACGGCAGAGGGTAAATTTATAGATGTAACTATGGAAGGTGAAACCTATCGTATTTCAGTTGAAGCTGTAGAACCAGTAACAACATACGAAGGAGTTGCTGGTATAGGTTATTTTAAAACACCTAAAAATCCAGACAATGGTACTATCTCTATGGCTACTATTTTAAACGGCCTTAAAACTGCTGTTAATAGTAACCTTGCTAATGTTACAGCTGAAGTTATAGGTAGTGGTTTATTTATGAATGGATCTGCTGCAGATGGTGTAAACTTTCTCGGTGGTGCTGTAAATGAAAACATGAGTGTTATAGGTCAAAAAGCACAAGATATTAGTAGACTACCAGCTATGAATAAACATGGTTATGTAGCACAAATATCAAATGCTGCTGACTTAGATACAGATGACTACTATGTAAAGTTTGAAGCTAACAATGGTGTATCTGGTGCTGGTAGCTATAACGAATGTGTTAGACCTCACAACTTCTCATCTAGTAGTGACCCTATGGTATTGGGTTTAGACCCCGCAACAATGCCACATGCTTTGATAAACAACCGTAATGGTACATTTACTTTTACTAAGTTAGATGAAGCTAGTAAGGGTAGTACTGAAAACTATTGGAAAAACAGAGAGGTAGGTGATGACACATCTAACCCATTTCCTACGTTTGTTGGTACTACTATACAAGAAATGTTTTTTCACAGAAACAGATTAGGTATGATTTCTGGCGAACAAATTGTAATGAGTAAGCCGGGTCAGTACTTTGATTTTTTTATAGTATCTGCTATAACAACAAGTGACGATAATCCTATAGATATAACAGTTTCTGATGTAAAACCTGCATTTATTAATCACATACTACCTATACAAAGAGGTATGATGATGTTTAGTGATAATGGTCAGTTTTTATTATTTACAGAGTCTGATATATTTAGTCCAAAAACAGTTAGATTAAAAAAAGTATCTAGTTATGAGTGTGATGCAACTATACAGCCTGTAGATCTTGGTACATCCGTACTGTTTACATCTAATGTGTCTGCATATGCTAGAGCGTTTGAAGCTACTATATTAGATGATGCTACACCTCCTAACATACTAGAACAAACAAGAGTTGTACCAGAGTTTTTACCTAAAGATATAACTAAATCTGCAAACTCTACAGCTATAGGTATCACTACTTATGGTAAAAAAGGTGATAGTACAGTATATCACTACAAATACTACAATACTGGACAGCAACGTGAACAATCAGCATGGTATAGTTGGACACTTACAGGAACTATGCAACACATGTTATATACAGGTGGTAGTTTCTTTACAGTCACTTTTCATGATGGTAGTTATAAACTCTGTAGACATGAGTATGTATCGGATGCTGATAATACTAGATCATATGTATTAGGTGGTTCAGCCTCTGATGTAGGATCACCACTTAAAACTGCGAGACAGTTTGAAGCACATTTAGATATGATGACTATAGCTACAAACGTGGCTGGGTCAGCTCAAACAACTACAGCTCCAGAAAAAACTGTACTTACAATACCATATACACCTGCTAATACTACAAACTTAGTTATGGTTGGTTTATCTGGTAACGATAGCGATGGTAACTCTATAGCTGGAGTTGTAAGAACAGCTGATGCTGTAGGTACTAACAGTGTTACATTCAATAATATTAACTTACATAGTGCAGCAAAAGTTGCTGTAGGTTATAAATATACAACTATTATTGAATTACCTACATACTATCTAAACGTAGGTCAAAACACCTATGATACAGATGGTGATTTACGTATCTCTGGTATCAACTTTGAAATGGGTGTAGGTGGGCCTTTAGAGTTTCATTTAACATCACCATTTGAATATGTAGATGCTAGTGGTAATATTACTAAAGATATAGACGATTATGTACAATTTGAGTCTGGTGTATTATCTAATTCTAGTGTATTTGATAAGCCTCCTGCAGCCTTAGCTACAAGTGTAAGAGTTCCAGTACAACGTAAGAATGAGAAATATACTTTACAAATACAAATACCCGACCCCTTTTCAACCGCTATAATCTCAGCAAGCTGGGATGGCATATACCACAATAGACGACATGTACGAAGGTAAGTATATTCAGACTTGCACACCAGAGTTAGCTCTAAGTGTAGGTCTGAACTTACGCTATGAAGATAGACGTGAGACAGAGCAAACCACAGGATTAACTGCTGAGGCTTCCATAATAGAATCATTTTACAATTCAACCTATTCCGTATACTTTACGGTTCCCAACGGCAAGGCTGCTGGAGTGGCAGGTGTAACTCCACATAATGTTGTTTGGATGTTATGTACTGATGCTAGTACTGAATACCCACATACATTTGTGAGAGAAGCTAAACGCTGGATAAACAGTTTACTTAATCCTTACTTGTGTAATCAAGCAGATATGCGAAATGAAGCACATATAAAATTACTAAAATTACTTGGTTTCAACTTTATTAACTATCATGTCTATAACAATGTCCCTCTTATACAATTTATAAAACCATGTGTAGTCCCTTAGCTTTAGGTATTGCTGCGGGTGGTGCTCAAGCCGTTACTGGCATAATGCAACAGAACAGGCAACATCGAGCACAAGTCGATGCTGTAAACCGTTCCAACGCTATTGCACGGCAGAAATACATTAATGATATAACCATCTCAGCTTACAACGATCAACGTAAAGGTGAGGTATTTACAGCTCAGTTACAAGCTGATGCTGCATCAAGAACTGCTTTCTACAGACAAAAAGAACTAAACCAAATTGAAGCTAATCGGGCTAGTGAATCTGCTCAACAAGAGCTTCGTGAAAAAATTACCGAATCTTTATTCTCAAGTCAAGAAAACTTAGCAAAATCTATACAAGCTCAAGGTACAATGTTAGCAAGTGGTCAGCAAGCTGGTCAATCAATGATGCTTTCATTAGATCAAGCTGAAAGAGAGTTAGGATTTGCACAAGCTCAACTAGATGCCTCTGTATTTGATTCTACAAAAGCATACGGTATTAAACAGTTTGGTGTTAATCTTGACCAATTCTCAAGCGATGTTAGTGCATATAACAGAATCACTACATCAGCCCCTATGGCTCCAACTGCTTCCTTTAAAACAATACAACCTATTAAACAGGAACCACCACGCAAACCTTCAATCCTTGGCCCACTGTTAAGTGGATTTGTGACTGGAGTAACAACTGGATATGGTGTTAAAAACGCATTAAAAGAGTAAAATTATGGCGTATAAAAGAAGTACCTCATTTTCTGGTTTTCGTTCTCGTCTCTCTCCTGATGAATCTAGAGAGATAGCTAACGCTGCTAAGGCTGCGGATAGAAATAGAATCGAAACCACAAAGGGTATGGAGAGAGCAAGCTCTCAACAAATTACAGAACTAAATCGTTTGTCTAACCTTAGTGCTCAGGCAGACCAATATGAAATACAAAACTTAGCAAAATTTAGCGACTCCTTAAATAAAGCTGTTCAAGCAGGTGCAAAAACTCTTGGTGTAGATTACATTAACAAGAAACGTCAAGAGGCTTACAATGATTACAGAGCTGGTTTAGCAGGTGATGAAGAAGCATTATCTAGAACTAAACTTAATGAAGGTCAAGTAAAAGAGATTAATGAAAAAATTAATCAACTAGAAACAGAAACAGAGTTAAAACTTAGTGAAGCTGAAAGAAACGAGAAGTTTCTAAGTTATGAACAAAAGTATAGGCTTTTAAATGCACGTAGATTAGGGTCTAACTATGCTTATGGTTACACTAAAGCTCACATGATAGAAGCTGCTAACGGTTTCATGCCTTGGTTTATGAACAAAACCAACGAGGATGATACTGTTATCACGATGGATGATGGCCGTGAAATTAGAGTAAATGAATATGATACATTTACAAATGCTGCAGATAGGTACGCAGTAGAAAACCAGCTTATCAAAGAGTATGAAGATCAAAATAATATTAGTGGTGTAAACAGTTCTATAGTTGATAAATACCTAACATCTAGTGTAACAAAACAATTACAACAATACCGAGATAAAAAGCTCAATGATGAAATACAGGCTCAAGCAGCTGAAAAGATAAGGCTACAATCCGTAAACTTAAATACAGCTATTGTTTCTTTTGACACAGAAGATACAACAGACTTTGATAATGCTATAGATCAAATAGTCTTAACTGGTAATAACTTACATTTTAGAGCAGGTACTCAAGGCTCCTCCGGGGCAGCTAATAAGAAGAATTTAAAAGATTCTTTTGTTGATTCTGTAGCAAGTTTAGACAGTGATGTAAAGATCATGGAGGTTTTAAATCATATAGAAAAGAAAGAGTATCAAATACCAAACTTAGGTAAGAAAACATTAGTAAATGCTTTTCCTATAGAATTTAGGATGGAAGATTTAAAAGCCTCTATATTTGCAAAACGTGAAGATAATTTAACTAAAAAAGTTAGAAGTCAAACTACAGATCTTAAACTAAAAGTAGCTCAACTAAAATATCATAGTACACTTACTGAAGATAATCCAAACTACATATCTTATAAGTCTTATCAGTTACAAATAAAAGAATTACAAGAAAATCCAGAGTATGGTGCTTTACCAGAAGCAGCAACTATTTTTAATAATGCTTTTAGTTTTAAACCAGTATCATTAGGTAAAGATAATAGTGCTAAGGCAGCTAGAAAAGAAATAGAGCGTTATGGTAGTCTTAGTGTAGCTACATATATGACCTTAAATAAAGACGATCAAAACAAATATAAAAATGCAGTATCAGAAGATGTAAGGTGGGATCAAACTACTGAAGGTAAAAAACTACTTGACATGTATCTTGGTGACGATAGTAAGTTTGATAAGGCTTTAACATTATCTTTTTTAGGGCCAAGTAAAGGATTAGATACAAGTGGATCAAAAAGTGTTTTATTACAAAATGCTTTATACTATGCTAAAAATACAGATATTTGGGCTAGAGTAGAAGTAATGAGAAAGAATAAAGAGTTTGATGGACAGATACCACCAGACATGGATCCTAATATGTTTTACTTTAAAAAGGCTGCAGAACAGATTACTTTACAAATGCAGACAGCTGCAGATCCTCAAGGAGGTACAGCTGAACAACGCTTATTAGCAGGTAATCCCTATGCGTTAACTTTTGGAGGAGATAAACTTAGTGTGTTTGCTAACTCTATATTTCAAGAAGCTAAAGATACATCTTTATCTACAAAACTTGCAGAAGCTGATAATCTTTTTCAAAACTTTGAAGGTAGATTAGATAAGACTGTAGGAGATGATGCTATACTAACTTTGTCAGATACACTGTTTGAAAATGAGTCACAAAAAAATCAACTAAAGTTTGTAGAAAGTGGTGGTGTTTATTCTGGAGAAACAGAGTTAGTTCAAAAACTTAGTATGATAGATCCTAAAAAACGTGATCCATTTACACTAGGTAATCTTTTACGTGAAAAGTATGACTTACCTTTGGTAGAGTTTGAGTCATTACCAAAAGATCGTCAAGATATTATTACACTTTTTAAAGAACAAAATGCAGATGTAAGAGAACTTTTGATGAGTCCATACTCTAAACTAAAAGAACAAGGTATTGACATGTCTGGTCTTATAAGTGTTAACAACTTACATAGGGCTATAAATACTGCAGGATTTGACCATACAGATATAGATGATGCTGATGTTGCAGATATACTAGCAAATGCTGGATTTACTAGACAAGAGTATAATGAAAATGAAGATATACAAGGTAAAGTCTTTAAAATACATGTAAATAATTTACTTAACAAAGCAATTTTAAGCACTGAGAATAAATCTATTGCTATACAAAAAGTTGCTGCTGAGTTTGGAAACGGTAAGTATTGGTACAGTGCTAGTAATAAAGGACTAACTAACAGTGTATTAAAAGCATACTATCGTGGTTGGAATATTGATGACAAAGATCAATTCTTAAATGTTGTAGAGGATGCAGCTGGAAACATAACTAGACTAAATTTTGGTGAGTTATCAGCTGAAACTAACAACATGAACTCTAATATTATACAAGCAGAAATAGACGAACTTGTAGAGCCTCCTAAGTATGTTGTAGGTAGTAACAATAGAAGAACAGTCAATAAAGATTGGAAAGATTGGAATAAGATGCAGACCAAACTTAAGGCTCAACAAAATGTTCTTAAACAGCTAGAAACTACAACAGATACTGAGTTATTCTATGGAGTACTTGGTGCAAACATGGAGAGTAGAGATCTTTACTATAATATAAAAGCATCTCTTGGTGACAAACAGTTTAAACAATTATTAAAAACAGCAAACGATAAGTATACTGAAAAAACTGGTAGATTATATGATGTTGGTAGAATAAGTAAAGCTCAACAACTTAAAAAAGACAGAGTATTTTCTGACTTATTTTTTGCAGAACTTATTAAAACAGAACAATTTTATAGATTAGACGATGAATGAAGATTTTGAATTAGAACAGGGTTTAGAAGAAGATTTTGAAAACATCATTGATGACTCTGATCTTGATAGAGGTTCTGAACGTCAAGTGTTAGATCAAACTGGTCAACCAATAAACCCTATGCAACTTGACCCAAAGATGGTCAAGGAACAGATAAAAGACCAAGGTTTTTTACCTGATGGCCCTGTAGAGGCACTAAAAGAAGCTGGCAAAGCTCTTGTTGGTGGTGGTATTGACGCTGTAGATAGTGTTGGTAGTTTCTTAGATTTATCTGGTGACACTATACTTACAGGTCTTAACAAACTACTAGGTGCAGAAATAGATGATGCAAATGATATAACTAGCAAAGGTTATAAGAGAGGAGCATGGTGGGATATACCAGATAATTTAGCTCCAGAAAACGAATCAGGCTTAGGTAATCTTGTAAGAGGATTAGTTGAGTTTGGTGTCTTAGCTACAGCTACAGGTGGTATTGGTGGTGCAGGTCTTAAGGCTGCAGGACTTACAGCTAGAACTGGTGTACAGGCATATAAGGCAGCTAGATTAGCTGGCTATGGTAAAAAAGGTGCAAAAATGATACACTTTATACCTAAAGGTGCTAACATTGCTAAGATAGCAGCAGAAGGTTCTGTTGCTGACCTTATATCTACAAGTTCTGAGATGGGTAACATCGCAAACTTAGTTGATGATTTTGCTCCATTTATACCGCTTTCAGAAGCGTTAGCTGTAGATCCAGAAAAGGATGGATCTTGGTTAGCAAGAATAAAAACTATTACAGCTGGAGCTGGTGTCAATTTAGCTGGTCATTTTTTAGGTGGGTATGTAAAAGGTGCATATAGAGCTGTAAAAGAACTTAAAGCTGGTAAAACTATAGATCAAGCAAACTTAGCTGGTAATAAAGTTGTCCAAGAAACAATGGACGAAGGTTTTAAGCTAGATGCTGAAAACATGGACAGGCTAGAAGCTGATGCTAAAGCTCAAGGTAGAGGCTTGTCTGGTAAAGATAATAGATTAGAATATGTAGAAAAGCATTTAGAGATTGAAGATGCAAAGGAATACAAAAGATTGATTGATGGTGAAGAGCCTAGTGATTTTACACGTGAGCGTATCATTAGAGATAACCCAGAAATGAATCCTGACACAAACTATCCTGCAGATTTAATTAGAGAGTTAGCAGTAAAAGATATAGAAGAATTATCTGAAAAGGTTGGAGCAACTAAAGGTGACTCTTGGATAGCAGAAGAGGGTGCTAGTTTAGAACAACTTGCAGATGCTGCACTACGTAAGCAAGACCCTTTCGTAGATTCAGCTGCTTTTGATAATAATGAAAAAGCTGGTTTACGTCCAGAAAAACAAACTATTAAAGAAGCTACTGAACAGAACATGGAAGAGTCTGTAGCCAGTATGAAACGAGGTGACAGACCTAGTAGCCCTAGTCCTATATGGAGAGAGTCCACACTAAAGAAAATAAGTTTTGGTAACAAAGATATTGCTAAGACTTTGAATGAAGTAGCTAAAGGAGTATCAGAAAAATTATTTAGCCAACAATCAACCATATCTGGTTTACAGAAAAAGTTTACACCTGATGAGTTTAAAGATCTTATAATAGCTCAGATGGATGAGATACAAAGTGCGATGGTGGCAGGTAGAGATGATTTTGCTAAAGCTATACAAAATTACTTAAATGGTAAAGCTACAAACTACATACATTACATGCACGATGGTACAAGTCTAAGAACTGTAACACCTGCAACTAGACATGCTATGAATTTGGTGCTTTTAAATTTAGCAGAACAAATAAACTCTATAGCCGTTGCAGCTTCAGACTTACCTAAAGGTGCAAGAACATTACGTCAAGATGACCAAATTATTGACCTAATGAAGGTGTTGACTATTGAACAAAAGAAGTCAGCATATATGGCAGGTAACACTCTACTACAAAACAAAAATGCTATGGCAGACAGTTTTGTAAAAGACATGGTAAATCAAGAGATAGCATCTATAACAGAAGAAGCTACTAAATATTTTGATGAACTTAGAAGAGTCAAAAAGACTATGGGTAAAGAAGCTGCAAAGACATTTCAAGAAATACACCGTTTATCAGGTGGTGTTGTTAGACATTATGATTCTATCAATAATTTTCTTATGGCTAAAAGAACTCTTAATCCATACAGAATGATAGCAGGTACTACAGTTGATGGTGTAAAGGTTAGACCTCGTATCAACGATGAGTTAGCTTCAGTCTACTACAACTCACTTCTTAGTGCTCCTAAGACCTTTGTTAAGGCTGTTGCAAGTACAAACATGATTGCTATAATGCGTCCTCTAAATGCTTACATAGGAGCCATGCTGCCCGGTGGTAGCAGAGCTGACGCAGTTATTGCTGCAGCTATGTTAGATTCTACTGGTAGAGCTTTTGCAGAAGGTTTACAGGCTTTCAAGCATAACTGGGATTTGGCTGTAAACAAAGGTAAAGGTCAAGTATATTCTGGTAAGTTTGATGTTGCTAAAGATATAGAAGATTGGCAAAAATTAAATACATACTATACTGAATTTAGTGGTAAGGCAGACTCTTTTGGGTATCATGCTTTAAATACTGTAGTTAACTTTAATAGAAGTCCTTTCTCTCGTTACAGTACAACTATAATGGGATCTGGCGATGCTTTAGCTAGAACTATCATAGGTAGACATGAAATGAGAATGAGGGCAGCTAGACAAGCTATTGCTGATGGAGCAGACCTCAAAGATGTTAGAAAAATTGCTGCAGAAACTGAAGAGAATTTTAGGAAAGAAATTTTTACTAAAAATCAAGATAATCAATTTATTGTGACAGATCAAGCTGCAACCTTAGCAGGTAACGAAGCAGCCTTGACAACAGCACTTCCGGGAAATGTAGCTGCATTTCAAACACTACAGAATATACCAGTTGTAGGACAGTTCTTTTTTCCATTTATGAGAACTGGTTACAATGCTTTACGTCTTACTTATTCTCATACAGTCTTAGAAACACTAAGTAAAAAGTATGATGATATAGTTAATGTAAGTAAAACTAATCCTTCAGTCCTAAAACAGTACGGTATAAAACCAGAAGATGTAGACTTCCACAGAGGAATGATGAAAGGCAGAATAGCTGCTGGTACATCTTTGATGACTATGGTAGGTATTATGGCTATGTCAGGAATGGTAACAGGTGACTTACCTCCTGATAGAGAAACTAGAGAGTTATGGAAAGCAAATGGTATTATGCCTAACTCATTTAAGTTACCTACTGGTGGATATGTTTCTTACAGAGAAATGGAACCATTTAATACTTTATTTGCACTAGCAGCAAACGTATTTACTAATCAACATGTATTGGGTGAAGATATATTTGATGATTTAACTCAAAAAATTACATTTATGTTTGGTTCAGTTCTTATTGATAAGTCTATGTTAGCGGGTGTAGATGATTTAGTAACTTTATTCAATGCTAATAGTTCTGGTGGGCCAGTACAAAGGCTTGCAGCTAGATTAGGTAGATCAGCTATACCATATTCTAGTCTTAGTAGAGCATTATCTGATGTTATACAAGCTAACCAAGTAGAGGCAAACAGTATTGCAGAGATGATAATTCAAAGAGATCTTGTATTTAAAGCTGCACTACCTCCTAAATATGACATATTAGGTAAAGATCGTTCTGGTAAACCATATGTAGCGTCTCCTGTCAACCCATTTTTACGTGCTTTGAACTTTATTAGTCCTGTAACTATAGGTTATACAGAAGGAGACCCTGTAAAAGAGGCATTATTTGAGATTGGTTACAATATACCACAAGAAATTAGTTATTTTGAAGGTGAACCTCTAACATCTAGAGAAAAGTCTGAGTTACAACGCTATATGGCAACTGATACACAGTTTAGAGCTGCGTTAGAGCAAATAGTTTCAAATCCACAGTGGCAAAAACAAGTTAAAGACTACAAAGCTGCAGGTATTTTAAACAGAGATAACTATAAAGTAAATGCTACACCATTTTACCAACAGATAAGAGAACAATTTATAGCAGTAAAGGCAAGAGCTATGTCTCAAATGCTTGCCGAAAACGAGAAACTTCGTAGTAGAGTAGAGCTTAGAAGAGCTAGATTAGCACAAACAAGCTCAGGATATTATAATAAGATAAACGAACTTAAAAAACACGGTATTTAACATTGATTATCAATGGCAGTTACAACTAAAAAAACTTTCCCTGCCACTTCTAATGCAACTACAACTGTATTTAGTCCTGTCGGGATACAACTGAATAACCAAGATGATCTAGATGTTTATGTCACATTGTCGGGTGGTACTAGAGTGTTACAGTTACGCCAGTCTACTGGTAGTACTGCACAGTCTAGTCACCCACAGGTGAACAACACAGACGGATTATACTTCCCTGCCGTTACAGCGGGTACAACTTTATACAATTATACGCTTTCCACTGATAACAATACAATTACGTTTAATTCTGCACTACCTAGTGGAGCAGTAGTTTCATGTGAACGTAGAACTAGAGATGCAGATAGTTCATATACAACTTTTGCTAGTGGCAGCACTATAAGAGCCACAGATCTAAACAACTCATCTACTGAATCTAACTTTACAGCACAAGACGGTAGAAACAAAGCATTTGATTTAGAGGGTAAACTATTTAATGGCCCTGCTGATGATAGTATAAAAACAAAACTAGATGGTATTGAGGCTAATGCTACCCAAGATCAAACAGCTAGTGAGATACGAGCTTTAGTTGAGTCTGCTAGTGACAGTAATGTTTTTACTGATGCAGACCATAGTAAACTTAATGCAATAGAAGCAGGTGCTACCGCAGACCAAACAGATGCCGAGATAAGAACTGCTGTTGAAAATGCAACAGACAGTAATGTGTTTACTGATGCAGACCATACAAAACTAAATGGTATCTCAGCTGGAGCTGACGTTACTTCTACTAACTCTATAAACGCACTTACTGATGTTGATACCTCTGGCGTAGCAGACGGTAAGATATTAAAGTACAGTTCTTCATCCAGTAAATTTATTATTGCTGATGATGGAGGCGGTGGTGGTGGTGGTGGTAGCGGTGTTACTAATGGAGATAAAGGTGATATAACTGTAGCTGATGCTGGCACAGTTAATGAATCTTTTTCTATAAATAATGAAGCAGTAACACTAGCTAAACTACCTCATGGTACATCAAGCACAGACGGTAAGTTTTTAAGGTCTAATAATGGTGCTGATCCTACTTTTGAAACAGTAAATACAGACTTAGTTTCGGATACAAGTCCACAACTTGGTGGTAACTTAGATGTACAAACAAATGAGATTACTACAAGCACAACTAACGGTAATGTTAAGTTAACTCCTAACGGTACAGGTGTTGTAGAAGTTAAAGGTGCTGGCGGTAATGATGGTACACTACAACTTAACTGTTCACAAAACAGTCACGGTGTAAAAATAAAATCACCAACCCATAGTAATGGTGCAAGTTATACTTTGACTTTGCCAACTGGAATTAATGCTGGTAAACCATTAGTAACAGATGCTAATGGAAATCTTAGTTGGGCTACTAATTTTGTAACAACAACTGGTGGTTTTTCTACTACAGGTCTAATTAGTGCTTTAGGTGGTATTGAATTAGGTTCTAATGATACAATTAAATTTGATTCAGATGATACAGACACTAATCACATAAGTTTTAAAGGGCCAACTTCTTTAAGTAGCACAGTTACTTACACACTTCCAGAAGATGGAACTAATGGTCAATTCTTAAAAACTAATGGTAGTGGTGTTCTGTCATTTGCTGACGTTACATCTACTTACAACATACAAATAAATACACTGTCTAGTTCTAGTGGTACAGGCGGTGGTAGTGCAACCTTTAATGGTTCTGCTACAAGATTTACATTATCTAATGCAGGAACAAATGCTCAAGCACATATTGTTAGCGTCAATGGAGTCATTCAGAAACCTAATAGTGGAACCAGTCCAAGCGAAGGATTTGCTATTGATGGTAATGACATTATATTTGCCAGTGCCCCTGCTAGTGGTTCTGACTTCTTTATTCTTACCCTCGGAAACGCAATAAATCTTAGTGTACCAGCTGATGATTCTGTTACATCTAATAAGATAGTTAGTGGAGCAGTCTCAGGAGATAAGATAGCTCAAGGTGGCGTAACTAACAGTCAAATATTAGACGACACTATATCCGAATCAAAGCTAGATATACATGCTGCACCTTCTGGTACAGACAAAGTACTTGGCTACACAGCTAATGGTATGGAGTGGGTTGAGTCAGCAGCTGGAGCTACAGGTGGTGGCACAGATAAAATATTCTGGGAAAATGGTCAAACAGTAACAACCAATTATACAATTACAAACGGCTACAACGCAATGTCAGCTGGCCCTGTAACAATCAATAATGGTGTTGCTGTAACAATCGGTACTGGAGAAAATTGGACAATCGTATAAATTATGCCTATAACATTAAACGGTTCTGGCACAGTATCGGGTATATCCGCTGGTGGCTTACCAGACGGAATTATACAAAGTGCCGATTTAGCAACGGGAGTTAACTTAGGAAAAATCCTTCAATATAAAGTAACTAACAAAACCGATCAATCAAGTATTAACACTACAACCCCAGCAGCTATCCCAAGTTTTTCTGTAACTATTACTCCAACTGCTAGTAATAGCACCATGATCGTAAGAGCTAGTTGTTTTTATAGTATGAATGCTAATGTAATTTGTTCCAGAATATATAACGGCACAAATTTTTTAATTTCACCTAATAGTCTTCCAAGTCCAGATCATCAAAGTGGAAGTTCTTCATGTTACACCACCACCGCATATATGATGCAGCAGAATATTATAGCTTATGAGACTTCTGGTAATACTAATTCTAGAACTTATAATGTTTACTGGAGTACTACAGGTAGCGGTACTGGATATATAAATCGGTGGCACGGATATGATGGCTACCATTCAGTATCAACTTTAGAAGTAATTGAGGTGGCAGCATGAGTCAATTAAAATTAACCGCAGACAGCGGTGGAGGTACAGTCGCTATCAAAGGGCCAGCCAGTACAACTGGTAATGCAGCTATTGAGCTAACTTTACCCGGAACTGGTAATAGCACGTTAGCTACTACAGCTACTGCTGGTAAAATTATTCAAGTTGTACAAACAGTTAAGAAGGATAGATCAACTATACAATCGACAACTTTAACTGATATTCCCGGCTTGAGTGTTACCATTACACCTAGTTCATCTTCTAATAAAGTTCTAATTAGTTATTCAATTATTGCTTATATGAACGGTGCTCAATATTGGAACATGCGTTTATTAAGAGGTAGTGATAGCACAATTTTTATTGGAGATCAAAATGCAAGTGCCACAAGTCAATCCAGAGGTTCTTTTGGTAGTTATACGACAGCTTATGTAGATGGAAGGATCGTAGCTCAAGAGTTTTTAGATTCTCCAAACACAACGTCTGCAACAACTTATAAATTACAAGCACATGCTCCCTATTCTTCTAGTTACATCATTGGTATAAATAGTTCTCCACAACAAGATAACTTATCTTACATGTCTAACGGTGTTTCGACAATAACAGCAATGGAGGTAGCAGCATAATGGCAACTTTAAACGCAACAAATTTAAAACATGCTTCCTCTAGTTCTAACAATATTGTTTTAGCTGCAAATGGAAGTGTAAACATACCAACTCTTACGACTAATTCTCAATTTGGAAATCTTCGTCAATATAAAATTTTAAGTAAAACTACTAAGTCAAGTATCACAGGTACAACCCCAACACTTATTCCAGATTTTTCTATAACTATTACTCCAACTGCTAGTGATAGCATTATGGTTGTAAAAGCCACTATGTTTTGCAGTATAAATACTCATGTAATTCTGTTTAGAATATATAATGGTACAACTCAGATAATACAACCAGCATCATTTGATAGTCACGATGATGGAACTGGTGCATGGTATGGTAGTGGTGATAGAATGTCTAATCAACATGTTGCAGCCTTTGAAACTTCTGGTAATACTAATGCTAGAACCTATAATGTTTATTGGAATGTTACTGGCGGAACTGGTTGGATAAACAGATATCAAGGAAGTGACTCATATAACTCTACGTCAATTCTAGAAGTAATGGAGGTAGCACCATAATGGCACTAACAAAAATAACAGGTGGAGACGGAATCAAAGATGGTTCTATCAAAGAAGCCGATCTTAATATAGATAACACCCCTACAAATGATTATGTACTAACTGCTAAGTCCAGTGCAGCTGGTGGCCTTACATGGGCTGAAGCTGCGGCTGGTGCTAGCGGTGGTGGGTCGGACAAAATCTTTTGGGAAAATGGCACTACAGTAACAACTAGCTACACGATTACTAATAATCATAATGCTGGTAGTTTTGGGCCAATCACAGTAAACTCAGGAGCTACAATAACTGTAGGTTCTGGCGAGACATGGACAATTATTTAACATGCCTATAGTATTAAACGGAACAACTGGTGATATATCAGGTTCAAGCTTAACAGGCATATCTACAGGTAAAATTCTTCAAGTAAAACAATTTGCAAAATCTGATACTGTCTCTGCACAACCCGGTTCAAGTTTTGCTGACATATCAGGATTCACAACAACAATAACTCCCTCAAGTTCAAGCAGCAAAATACTTGTTATGGTTATGATTAATGCTTCTGGTAATGATACTACTGCTCTCCGATTACTTAGAGGTAGTAGTAGCATTTTACAAGGAGTTACTGTTACAAACAAAATATCAGTAGCAACAGGAAGATATTCAGGAAATGCTTCAACTGGTACTAATTATTATGGAGCTGAAATGGATACGCTAGTAAAGCTTGATGAGCCTGCTGTTAATACAGAACTTACTTATAAAATGCAATGGAGAGCATCAAATGGTTCAAATACTCTTTATTTAAATAGAAATACAAGTGACACAAGTCAGTATGCCATGAGAACAGTTTCAACCATAACTCTTATGGAGGTAGCAGCATGACAGTAAAATTAGTAGGCTCCTCATCGGGGTCAGTAGCACTAGATGCTCCAGCATCAACAACAGGTGGTGCAAATATAGAGTTTAAACTGCCTGTAGCTGATGGTTCAGCAAATCAACTTTTAAAAACAGATGGTTCTGGCAACCTTGGATGGGCAACAGATCAAGGTGGTACATTTGCTAGTTATGCACTTTTAGTAGACTTACGTCCCGCTGCTAGTGCTAACCTTGGTGCATTTACATCTGGTGCTTGGAGAACCAGAGACATCAATACAGAGTTAGCAGACCCAGATTCGATTGTTACATTAAATGCTAATCAGTTTACATTACAAGCTGGTAGTTATTTAATAAGACATCAACAGGTTGCGTATGCTGTTAACAGACTTGCAGTCAGACTTAGAAATATAACAGATTCCACTGACGCTGGTGTGGCACAAGCTGCATACTACAATAATGGTGCTGGAAATATGTGGTCTACAGGTGGAGTAGCTAGAGTAGTTATTTCGAGTGCAAAAACGTTTGAGTTACAAGGTCAGGTAGAGGTGACTAAAACAGCTAACGGCTTTGGAT